CAGCAAGCAATTCGTCAAACACGTCGTTACTTCCGCTACCAGTCTGGAAAGGGTATTCAGTACAGCTCTGGAAGCTTGCTAAAGCCATCTTACCAGCTAGATGAACTATCTTGTACTGATGACGTAAATACCATTCAGACCAAAGAGTCTCACAACTTGCTACCTGGAGCAGAGATTAATATTATTAATGCTGAGCCAGTAGCCTACAATGGAACATACACAGTAAATACAGTATTGTCCCACAACAAGTTCCAGGTAACTGCAACTGAGCCACTACCAGATAAAGCGTCTGGAAGATACTACATTACTGTAAGCCAGTGGACTGGTGCAGTAAACAGAATTGGTCTGTTTGATGAGCAAAACGGAATCTTCTTTGAGTACGATGGAGACCAGCTTTTTGCAGTTCAAAGATCATCCACCTATCAGCTTTCTGGAAGAGTTTCAGTAACCAATGGTTCAAACGTTGTTTCTCAAACATCTGCTGACTTCCCAACTAACTTCTCAAGACAGATTGATCCAGGAAACTACATAGTTCTTCGTGGTCAGTCATATAAGGTTCTTAGCATTGAGAGCGATACAAGCCTAACCATCGCTCCATCGTATCGTGGAATTTCTTCTGCCAGCGTTATTATCTCTAAAACATTCGACAAGAGATATCCTCAGTCAGAGTGGAACCTAGATAAGATGGATGGAACTGGATACTCTGGTTACAACATAGATCTTAACCGTATGCAGATGTTTTACATTGACTACTCATGGTATGGTGCTGGAGCAATCAGATGGGGGCTGCGTGGTACCAATGGAGATATTACTTATGTACACAAGCTTGAAAACAACAACCTCAACCTAGAAGCATACATGCGTTCTGGTAACCTTCCAGGTAGATATGAAACAAACACTGTTCCAATCTATACAAAGACTACTCAGACTTTTGATGACAATGACACAACTCTTTATGTTGCATCAACAGCAGGATTCCATGAACATGGAACACTTACTGTTAGAAGTGGGTCTGCAATAGAAACAATCAACTACTCAAGCAAGACTTCTACATCGTTTGCTGGTATAACACGTGCTAAGGCTGGAAATGCTTCAGTTGACCTAACCATTGCTTCTGGCTCTAACCTTGGAACCGTAGCGAACGTTGGAGATCTTGCAGATGTTCAAATTGGACAAAGAGTAATCAGCTCTGCTTTTGCAGATGGAACATACGTTGTTAATATTTCTGGAAGCCAGATAACCTTCAGTAAGGCAGCAACAGCTGCTAACCCTACAGCAGTTACGTTTGCTCCAATGAGTTCTACTGGTCAATCATTTACATACTCTGTAACTGCACCAGTTATTGTGGAGAATGCCTATCCAGACTTTTCACCAACCGTTTCTCACTGGGGTACCTCAGTAATTATGGATGGTCAATTTAACGATGACAAGTCTCTCGTGTTTACCTACGGTCAGAAGCAATCAATTGCTTGTGCTGCTGGTGATACACGAGCCCTATTCTCAATTAGAGTTGGACCATCTGTAGATAACGGTATTGTAACAGAGTTTGGTGGTAGAGAACTTGTTAACCGCATGCAGCTTATCCTACGAAGCCTTGGTGTTACAACCAAGACAACTGGAGCACGATTCCTAGTTAGAGCAGTTCTGAATGGAATTCCAACGACTACAAGAACTTGGACAGATGCTATTGGTAACGTTGGTGGACAAGCAAACTCTTCACTAGCTCAAATCGCAGACTTCTCATCCCTAGATATTCCTATCTTTGGTGGAGAGGTTGTTGCAGGTTACTTCATTGATGGCACTGGATCTCTTGACCTTGGGCTTGTTCGTGATCTTGGTAACTCTATTCTTGGTGGTGGATCTGCAGCGGTATCGTCAGAGATCTATCCTGACGGTCCAGACGTTCTAACCATTATTGTTACAAACCTAGGAAGCACATCTGCTGACATTCTAGGTAGAATTTCTTGGACAGAGGCTCAGGCATAATATGACAGCATTAGATTTTCCAGATTCCCCATCCGTTGGAGACAAGTTCATAATCTCAGGTAAAGCCTGGATTTGGACTGGAGTTGTTTGGGAAATCTTTGGTGCCATATCTTCAGGTCCTGCAGGACCAACAGGACCAGTATCTACTGCTCCAGGCCCAACAGGCCCAACAGGAGCAGTCGGATTTTCTGGTCCAACAGGACCAACAGGACCTGCAGGTTTGGATGGCTCTGGAATTACCATACTTGGAACCTTAGCAAATACTGGATTGCTTCCATCAACAGGCAATTCTGCAGGAGATGCTTATATGGTTGCTGGAGATATCTGGGTTTGGGACGCAACAAATTCAGAATGGGACAACATTGGACCAATTCAAGGACCAACTGGACCAACTGGCCCTCAAGGTCTTCGTGGTGATGATTCTACTATTGCTGGTCCTACAGGACCTACAGGGCCAACTGGAGCCACTGGAACAGCTGGACTAGGATATGCTGGCATAACCTTTACTCTTAGCTCCTATGCCTCTTCTACGGCTTCTGGAACGGTAAACAAGGTTGACGCACTGGTGGTTGGATCTCCAGTTAGAATTGTGTCTCCATCAAACCCTTTGATCTATGCAGATGGAATTGTGTTTTCTATAACTGGAACATCCATTGACATAACTATTTCAAATGATAATACTGGTGGAACTCTGTCTAGCATTACAAGTCCAATGCCACTAAGCATTTCTGGTCAGCTTGGAGCTACAGGTCCTACAGGTGCAGACTCGCCAAACATTGTTAGTATATCTCAGCAATCTGGAACATCATACACCTTGGCATTAGCAGACAAAAACAACCTTGTTGAGTTTAGTAGCACTTCTAGTGTTACCGTAACAGTTCCAACAAATACTTCAGTGGCCTTCCCAGTTGGCTCAACAATAACTATTCTTAAGACTGGATCTGGACCAAACACAGTTTCTGTAGTTGGAGATTCTGGAGTAACACTAAACGCAACTCCAACTGCATCATTACGTGCTCAGTGGTCATCAGCAACTCTGATCAAGCGTGCTACAGATTCATGGGTCCTAAACGGCGACCTTGCTTAATGCTATAATATAATAAACAGCAAAAGGCAGGGTATATGAGAGTAGCAATTTACACAATTGCTTTAAATGAAGAACAGTTTGTAGAGCGTTGGTATGAGTCAGCTAAAGAAGCAGACTATCTATTAATAGCAGATACAGGATCAACTGATAAGACAGTTGAGTTAGCAAAATCACTTGGCATCAATGTTGTGTCAGTTTCTATCAGCCCTTGGCGTTTTGACGATGCTAGGAATGCTGCGATGGCACAGCTACCACTTGACATTGACTACTGCATTTCTCTTGACATGGATGAGATAATTACCCCAGGATGGAGAGAGCCACTTGAAAAAGCACTTAAGTCTGGAATCACTCGTCCTAAGTATAAGCACATCTGGTCATGGAAAGAAGATGGCACACCAGGTCTAGAGTTTGCCTACGATCACATTCACGCACGCAAGGGGTACAGATGGAAGCACCCAGTACATGAAACTTTGTTCTCATACGGAATAACAGAAATAACAAACTTCATTGATGGACTTGAAACGCACCATCACCCAGACCCAACAAAGAGTAGGTCTCAGTATCTTCCATTACTAGCAATGTCAGTTCAAGAAGATCCGCACAGCGATAGAAATATTTACTATTATGCTAGAGAGCTATTCTTTTATGGCAAGTACCAAGAAGCTGCTGTATACTTCAAGCGTCATCTAGAAATGCCAACCTCAACTTGGGCAGCAGAGAGGACATCGTCTTACAGATATCTGGCTAAGTGCGAACCAGAGAACGCATTTGATTACCTACATAAGGCAATAGCCCTGTCTCCAGGCAGGCGTGAGGCAATCGTAGAGATGGCACAGATGATGTATGAAAACAAGAACTGGACAGACTGCTATGAGTTCGCTATTGATGCCCTGAAGATAGCTGAGAAACCACTTGACTATCTTTGTGAGGAATTTGCTTGGGGATCTTTGCCACACGACCTAGCATCCATATCAGCCTACAATTTGGGTAACGTTGACGATGCCATCCTACACATTAAAAATGCAATACAGATAGACCCAACAAATGACAGGCTTATAGTCAATCTCGCCTATTACAACCAAGATAAACAGTCAAAGAATGATATAATTACATAAGTATCATTATTATGAAAGATAAGGGTTTATGTTTGACTTTTGGTCATCACTATCATCCGTAAGAAAAAAGTTTACGGATGTGTTCAGTTCAAGATCTAATACATCTGGATCTTTGGGGACTGCAACTGATGGCAGCAAGTGGACTTCAGTATCTGGAATTATTCAGATCATTTCTGGTAAAGCTAGAGCAACGACAACCCCAACAGAAGTGTCTGCAGGATCAGACTACCCAATGTCAACGGTAACTATGCCAACGACAGACAACACAATCACCATAAAGAATACAGAGAATGGTGCAGCAGCAGCCTTGTGGGTACAATCCAGTACTGACTGGTGGATGGTTGGCATAGAGTCATCCTTCAACACCATTCCTGGACCAACAACATATACTTCAGGTTCCTCAAACTACACTGCAACTGCCCCAAACTATACCTCAAGTGTAATTGTTTATACAGCAGCATCTCCAACATACACCATTGGACCAACAACATACACTGCTGGTGCAACATCGTACACTTCTGGAGGATTGCAGTATTCGTCTGCTGTATCTGCATATACCGCTGGCCCAACTACATATACTTTTGGTGGAAGTGGATATTGGTCAAGTACACCATATACAACTTCAACCAACTACACATCTTCACTTTTGTATACAACAGGAACCCCATATACAACTGCAAACTTTAACTATCTTTCTTCTGTTGGGTATACTGCTGGAACAACTCCGTATACATCAACTAAAACTTACAATGCCGCTGCAACAAAATACACCTCTGCAGGCGGTAACTATGGTGTAAATGCTACAAACTATACGATTAGTGCTGCAAACTATACTAGGTCTGGAACTAGGTATACGGCAGGACCTAGATTTTTTAGTTCTACAAACCTATATGGTAAAAACGCTACAAACTATAGCTCTGCTGCTGGTGCAACCACCTCAGCAGCAACATACAATGCAGGAACAACTCCATACTCTAGCAATAACTACTGGGCAGTTGGAACTAACTATACTTCAGGCACAAACTACTGGTCAGAACAGGGTGCCTATACCACAGGAACATCGTATACATCTGGAACAAGCTATACACAGTTTGACTTCTATACATCTGGTGCACCAACATACACTTCAGCATTGAGCTACAACTCTGTTACCCCATACACAAGTGCAATAGCCTATTCTGGATTAACTGCATACTCTTCAAACATTGCTTATACTGCAGGAGATCAGTCGTATACATCATCATCAATCTATACCTCAGCAATACCATACTCATCTCAGATTCAGCCAGACACATATGCTTATCAAGCAATACTAAAGGTTAGGCAGTCAGTCAGCAATAACGTTAGCACAATATCCTCATTGATAGTGTCTACATCTCAAACGATAAAGTCTATTCTGGTCAATACTGAAGGAAATATCATAACTGCAAAAGCCTATTCTGATGCAAACCTTGTAAGCCAAATTGGCTCTGATCTTGTATATACTGCCACTGGAGCATCTATAAACACTACTTATGGAATATCAATTTCTCCATCTGCTTATCAGCAAAGTGATATAATTGGATCAGATGTAACAATCGAAAGATCTTAAAAAAAATAAACGAACGAGGTATGATGAAACTAATTAGATTTTTTACAGGAAAAGAGTTTGGAGAGCTAGGAAAGCCAGTAATGGCTAAAAAGCTATTGCCTACTTGGTACAAAGAGTCAGAGGCATCAATTGTTATAGATGAAGAAGATGGACCAGGTCTCAAAAAATGCATTCCTTTCTTGGATGCACTTATTAGCGGATATTTCTTAGTAAGTCCAGTAGATATATTCGTGTCAAAAAATGATGATGGAAGTTTAAAAATTGGCTGGAACTCCTCAGAAGCATTTGGTGGTTTCATAGCAGAAAGATCAAAAGAGCTGGGTGAAAAGATGCCTAGACCAGCTGGTCATTATCCAAATCACTTAGCTTTTAAGGGGAACTGGGGATTTAAGACTCCAAGAGGATGGAGTTTGTTAATTACCCATCCATTCAATAGACACGATCTACCATGGACAATAACTTCAGGGATCATAGATGCTGATAAATTTTCAACAAGTGGAAACCTACCATTCTTTATAAGAGAAGACTTTGTAGGAATGATACCAGCAGGTACACCATTTGCACAGCTGATACCAATCAAACGTTCTAGCTGGAAGTCTATTTATAATGATCAGGGAATTGCTTATCTTGAACTACTTCAGGGTAACACAGTTAGGACACCAGGCAAGAGCTACAAGAAGCTGTTTTGGGTAAGAAAGGATTATAACTAATATGCCAACTAAAAAAGAACTTGACATATATGGAGATCTAATCTACCAGCACAAGCCAAGCATCAGAAGTCTCTTGTTCGGAATTCTTCAAGAAAAGTTTTTTAAGTTAAAGAGAGCTAAAGAATCATTCTATGTTGATAAAGCAGCTTTTGTAGCCAAAGAGGACGTTTTGGCACAACTACCCCTAAAATACTTGGCCATACTTTCAAATAATGAAGTTGTAGAAATGATAAGACTTAATGATGACACAGCCAAGCTGATGCTATCCAAGAAGACAAAGCTAGTAGAGTTTGACCCAACAACTACAATTGTTAAAAAGGGAATGGTATATTCTGATAACAGTTTTGCAGAGAAACACGTGATCAATAAGGTGGGGGATTCAGTTGAGAGCTAAAAAGATAAAGTTTAGATCTAGAGATATCGGTCTGCAGATTTCACAGCCAAGACCATCATACAAGACAATGCCAGACTGGTACAGGGAAATTGATGGTGTTAAGAGTGGGCACGAAACCATTAAGAAGTGCGTTCCATTCCTAGATGCCATGATGGCTGGATACAGCATTGTCACAACTGCAGATGTCTACTATGACTCCGATGAATTTCAGCAAGTTGGAAAACTTGAAATGGTATCTAAGCACTTTTCTGAGCAGATTGAAGGAATCCCAATATCAAGTGACTATGAGTCAACACCATATAAGTGGATGAACTTCTTCTTAATAAACACCCCAAAAGGATATAGCACACTGTTCACACATCCACTTAATAGGTTGGACCTACCATTCTATACACTAAGTGGAATAGTAGATACTGACAAGTTTCCAGTAGAGATTAATTTTCCATTCTTTATGAAAAAAGATTTTTCTGGCATCATTCCAGCTGGAACGGTTATTGCTCAAGCCATACCCTTTAAGAGAGAAAACTGGGAAACTGATTATGATGAGAACGATCAGATGAAGATACCTGCTGAAGCCTATACCATGCATAATCCACCATTTGGCTATTATAAGAAACACTTCTGGTCACGAAAGAAATATCACTAATAATTCTGGTATAATTAGCTTATGGCTAAACTTTCACTAAACCAAGTAAAAACCAGATTTGAAACTGGAGACAAACCTAATGGTCAAGATTACGTTGACCTAATTGATACTCTAGCTTCTCAGTCTACAGAGCTTGGTACTGGTGGAAATAATGATCACACCGTTTATGGTATTGAAAACCCTACCGTGCTAGAAACACTAGATGCTACGCAATGGCGACTAGTGAAATACATGGTTTCTCTATCAAAAAATGACGGAACTGATAACAAGTTTTATGCCACAGAATTCTCAATGCTTATTGATGGTGAAAATGTAAACATCAGTGAGTATGGAGTGATAGACAATGATGGGGATATTGGAACCGTTGATGTCTCAAGGAGTGGGAATACAATTACTTTAAGCGTTATCCCCAATCCTGCGGTTAAGCCTGTGACAGCACGATTTGCTCGTGTTGGCCTCAAGGCATAATATAAGGAGATATAACCCATGGCAACAGTAACTAAAGACTTTAGAATTAAGTCTGGACTGGTCGTTGAAGGTGCAAACGGTACAATCAACGGATCAGATATTATTACAGAGGACGCTATCACTGGCGGTACTCAAACAAACATCTCAGTAACCTATAACCCAACAACAAAGGTAGTAGACTTTGTAGCTGAAAATGGCATTGCTGATTCAACAACTGACGACCTTCAAGAAGGTTCTACAAATGTATACTTTACTGATGAGCGTGCTCAGGATGCAGTGGCCCAGGCTCTTGCAAACGGAACTCACACAAACATTACTGTAGACTATAACGACAATAACAACGCTATCAGCCTTACAGGTGCAGTAACATATACAGATACAGATGCACGTAATGCACTTTCTGGCGGTACTGGAATTACCTATAACTCTACTACTGGAGAGATTGCTGTAACAGCAGACACCTATGACGCATTTGGTGCAGCCTCAGCGGTAGCAGGAGATCTAACCACACACATTTCAGATACATCTACTCACGGTGTAACTGGAGATATCGTTGGTACAACAGATGCTCAGGTTCTTACTAACAAGACTATCAATGATGAGCTTTACTTCACTAATCCTTCAACTCAGGCTAATGATGGTGGCATTAAGATTAACGACGTATCTGAGGATATGGAAGTTAAGGCTTATACAGCTAACCTACACCTAACTGCACAAAACGATGTAACAGTTACCGCAAATACTGGAAATATCGTACTTGATGCAAATGGTGCAGTGTACGTAACATCAGCTTCAGCAGGAAACCAAGTAGCCACTAACTCATATGTAGATAATGCTGTTTCTGGTCTAACCTGGAAAGAGTCTGCAAACCTATTTGCTGACTCCAACGTTGCACTAACTGGATCAACAGGAACTCTAGTAATTGATGGTCACTCAGCACTTGAGGAAACAGACACTTACAGAATTGTTCTTACTGGACAAACTACTGATTCAGAAAATGGTATTTATGTCTATGCAGATAATGGAACTACCTATACTCTGACTCGTCCTGCAGATGCAGATGCAGCAGCAGAACTTGTTGGTGCAGCAATCTTCATCCTTGAAGGAACCCAGTATGGTGGAACTTCTTGGGTACAGAACAACCACTATCTATCAGGATTTGATGGACAAAACTGGACACAGTTCTCTGGTGGTGGCACTGTAACAGCAGGATCTGGTATCGCAGTATCTGGTCTAGAAGTTTCTGTAGACCGCACAACTGTTGATACTTGGTACGATGAAGCAGGAGCTGCAACAACAGCCTATAACAATGCTGTAGGTTATGCAGATGGTCTTGCTAGCAACTATGAGCCAGCAGGGGCAGTCACTGCAGCAATTGATGCACTAGACACAGATGCTATTGAAGAAGGTTCAACTAACCTATACTTTACAGATACTCGTGCAGTAGATGCTTTGGAAGCAGTAGTTCCTAACTTCACAGAGGTAGAGGTTAATTCTGTAGCAAAGCAAATTGCTGCAACTACCACTGGATTCGGAACCTTCTCAACCCTTGCTTATGAGTGGCCAAAGGCTACATACAGAACAGCAAAGTTCTTGATTAAGGTTGCCCAGGGAACTCACACAGAAGTTTCTGAAGTGTTGCTAACTCTAGACACCTCTGATAACATTGCAATGTCTGAGTATGCTGTAGTTGGAACAAATGGATCAATGTCTACCATTACCGCAGGAATTTCAGGAACAAATGTTCAGCTATTGGTAACACCAGCTAACGACTCAACCATTACCGTATTTGGAACACTGATTGCCTAATAAGTAATCCAAAGGAGATACCCTGTCACTAACCTGGCAGGGTATTTCTATTTATATAACTTAATTATGGTAAAATAGACTAGGAGAAAATATGACTACTAGAATGATGCAACGTCGTGGCTTGGCTTCACGATGGACAGCAGTAAACCCAATTCTTGAGATTGGTGAGTTTGGCTTTGAAGAAGACACTCAAAAGTTCAAGATTGGTGATGGAGAGACTGCATGGCTAAGCCTACCATATTTTCTAAATGAAGATGACTCAATATCAACAGCAGACGTAGCAGCCCTTATAGCAGCTGCAGGTGAAGATGTTCAGACAGCCATCACTACTTCAGTAGCAACAGCAGTAGCAGGGTTAGTTGACTCTGCCCCACTAGCTCTAGACACACTAAATGAGCTAGCAGCAGCCATGGGCGATGACCCAAGCTTTGCATCAACAATGACTACAGCTTTGGGAAATAAGGCAAACACTTCACACACCCACACAAAGTCTCAAATAACAGATTTTACGCACACGCATGCTTATGCTGATATTACTGACAAGCCAACCACCTTTACTCCATCAACACACACCCACCTATGGGCTGACATAACAGACAAGCCAACAACCTTTACTCCAGCATCTCACACGCACAATGCAACTGAGATAACTAATACTGTAGCAACTGCAATTACAGCTACAACCTATACCTTGCAATCAAGCGATAGCGGAAAGACATTAATCCTAAATCCAACTGGTGGAGCTATCACGGTAACTATCAATAATCCATTGACAGTTGGACAACGAGTAGACTTTTGGCTACAGGGGACTAGTGCAACTTTTGCAGGTGGAACAGGATCACTTCAAGCATCAGCACTTACAATGACAACGCAATACACAGCATCATCTGTGATGTGCATAGCATCTGGAGTGTACGCACTTATTGGTAGCCTAGGATAAGGCATATGTCTCCATTACCAACACCCCTTGGAATTGTAGCTTCTGGACCATCCCTATCGTCACAGTTTATATCATCTGGACTTGGATCTGGCTATGGTCTTGCTATAACATCATTAGAGGGTAACTCTTATGTCCAAACATATGGAACACTTTACAAGCTTAGTAAAAAGGGTAAGGTTCAGTGGGGCAGACAGTTAACATCGTCAGGAAACAGGTATGCGATTGATATTGATTCATCAGAAAATGCATATACCGCTGGATCAGGATCGTCTGTTGCAAAATATGATTCTTCTGGAAACTTGCAGTGGCAAAGATTTGTTGGTACTGGCATAGATTGGCAAGTATGTAAGCAGTATGGTGGCTTTCTTTACGTTGCTGGAGAGGATGGCACCTATGGATATTTTGCCAAAATTGATACATCCACAGGAGCACTTTCTGCAGCAAGAAGAACTAGCTCAAGAGTAGGGTTTTACGGCATAGATGTAAATGCAACAACTATAGCACTAACTGGATACAACAGCCCAAACTCAAATGTAAGCTTTGATGGAATATACTTTCACGTAAACTCTTCAAATCTCTCAATTGCCTATCAGAAAAGGCTATCCATAGGAACATCTGCTAACATTTTCCCACAAAGTGTAGCCCTTGACTCGTCATCGTATCCAGCAGTAAGTGGTCAGATGGGCTCTCCATATACATCATTTATTGTTAGATTTACTACTTCTGGAACAGTTGTATCATCAATAAAATCGGCATCTGCCAGTTCGGGATACATATCAAATTCTGGTGGATCTGTTGGATATGATGCTTCTGGCTATCTATATTTATCCACGTATAGCTTATCCAATAACTATTCTCCAGCTGAGTGGGGAGCCACGTATACAAGATTTTCTGGCAGTACGCCGCAAAAAACTGTGGCATTTGGAAATACGTACGGTACTCTAAGAATGGCAGCTTCAAAAACAGACAACACTATCGCCATGATGGGTACAAATCATTTTATTAAAGTAAATGGCCTAATAAATATAGCTGCAGGAGTGTATAAGACTTTTACAATAAGGGACAATCCCACAGACTATACCTTTGCTAGCTCTGGTATATCTATTAGCGATTCTGGATTTAGCTTTTCAGATCCAGGAATATCTTCAACAGCAAGTAGCTATTCATCAGTATCTGCTTCTGCAACACCAACAATTACATATCTAAAGTAAAGGAATAAAATGAACTTATTTATTGACCCTAATGGAAACTACCCAAGATTTTTGGGAGACATCTATTTGGAAAATCCATCATGGCAAGTAGGAGATGCTCTGCCAGCTGGATGGATTGCAGTATTAGAAACAGCTATCCCAGAACTACAAGAAGACGAAATTTTTTACGAGGGGCCACCAACAGTTATAGATGGCACTGTGTCTCAAGTATGGTTTACTAGATCAATGACTGAAGAAGAGCTTTACCAAAGAGATGCCCCAAAGCTTATTAGACAGAGAATGCTTGACTCTGGATTCACTGATGAAGAAATCAACATAGTATCAAGGGCATCTTTTTAAAGCCTGGAATGTGGTAAACTAATACTATGACCAACCCATCAAACCTATATGCTGAAAAGATCTTTTCTGAGCATCCTTTAGCTTTGTGGGCACTTGACGACACTGCAAACTTTGTTTCATTGATTGACAATAACGATAAGTCAATGTCTGGATGGACCATAACAAACGGTTCCTTTATGTCTAGTACCTCAATATCTCCACAGGTATCAGACTCACCTATTGTGGGGGTATCAATAGCTAACGCTAATGAAGCAACAATCAAGAGTGGTACAATCCTTAACTCCTCAGTGCTTGACCAAGACAAGAATTCCTTTAATATATCCACCTATTTCAAGTCTGCAGCAAATGCTACAGTAAAGCTTGGTTATAAGGTTGGCTCATCTACTCCAGTAACAGAGACATTCAACTATCTATCTAGTGGTCAAGAGGGGTGGGCCTTGTTGTCAAAGTCCTTTGACTTGCCACAGACAAGCTCAGACATTGCCATATACATATCAATTCAGCAGGAAGTTAGCATTAGCAGCGACTTCTACTTCAACAATCTAAGCTTTGGACAATGGTCAGAAGATTTTAATACAACATCTTCTGGAGTTCTGCCACAGTTACTTTCTTCATACGAGTCTGTCAACTTGCCAAATACTGTAAAGGCTATTCCAGCTAAGTCATATGGGCTGTCAAGCTTTGACGGATACTACCTTTCTTCATCTAACAAGATCTTTGCAATCAACTCTGGATTTCCAATTGTTTATGGCTCTTCTGGATTAACAAAGATATATGCAAACGGAGAGAACCCATCCCTGATTATACCAGGGCTTGGATTCTTAAATGACTCTGGCAAGTACATGGATATGACCTCAGAGTTTTGGATAAGGATTACCCCTAGCACTACAGATGCAAAAAGAATATTTGGTCCAATTGCTTCTGAGGACGGACTCTACGTCCAAGGAGAATTCCTAGTTCTAAAGATTGGCAACAGCATTGGATCATACTTTGTAAACGAGTGGGGTAGACCAATGTTGGTACACTTCAGAGTTACTAACAATACAGCAAGCTTGCTAATTAACGGAGAGCAGGTAATATCAGTAACTGTAGACACAGAGGCACTAGAGCTACCAAAGCCTTTTCTAGGTTTGCTCTCACAAGACTGGCTAGGATTCTACTCATACGAAGATATTCAGTCATACGAGATTGACTGTGTTGCCACATACTCATACCAAATACCAGAACTTGTTGCTAAGCGTCGCTTTGTGTACGGTCAGGGTGTAGAATTCCCAGAGCTGTCAAGCTCATCGCTAATTGGTGCATCAACCTTTATTGACTACAGAGTATCCAATTATGCTAACAACTATATTTATCCTGACATGGGAAGGTGGAACCAGGGCATCATTGACAATGCTATTGTTGAGAACAATGTTCTAAAGCCACCAAGCTATAAGTTACCAAACATAGTATTCAATAACAAAGATGTAGTGACTTCAGAATGGCTCCAGGAATGTTCTCTAACAGATGGTAGCGAGTTATTCGCATCAATAGACCTAACTCTTGCAGACAGCCCATCTAAACAAGGTGGATATATCCTATTCCCTAAAATGAACGTGCTGACTAGCGAAGTAAAGGGGTTCTATGGAATTTTTAAGACTACTTCAACAGATAGCCAGATACTTATTAGAGTTGAAAACAATATTGATGGAAGCAACTTTACTGTTACAGCAGAGAATACTAAAATAAAATACCAGCTAAATACAAGTGATGGGAAAACCATAACCATAGAGTCATTGGAAAACCTAGAAGTTGGATCAATCTTTGCTGCTGGTATTGACATAACTAGACTATCAAATACATATGGTGGTGCCATCTCTAAATTCTTTGGAGCAGCAGGAAAGCTTTCCTTGTACGTTGGTGGCCAGACTAGCTTTGAGAAAACGTTCAGTGGCAGGATCTATAAGGTTGGGTTGTGTACACAAAGAAACCTAAATAGGGTATCAGACCTAATTCTTGAAAATGGAACCATAGCTGTCTTTGAGGGTAACGACACTTTTGTCAATGCAGGCAATGCAGACACGGTCCAGTGGGATGAAGAGTATGTAGCTGGAACAGCAGACACTACTGTTTGGAATTCTGTAGTTAGTGCAGATAGCGTAGACTCATCTGACATATTCTTGTTAATGGGAAACATCGCAAGCTATACCCTAAACCCAAGACTATATCTAGGCTCATTCATTCTTGACATATCTGCTGAGTCATACTGGCAAGACTATGTTCCGCTAAGCTATCTTTCAAAGGCAATGACAAATGCTGACGGTGATCAAGAGCAAGTGCTAGACTTTATTCAGTTTAATATTACGAATCCAAGAATTACGACATTTACTCAAAACTCATTTGACACATCTGGCCTCCAGGTAAAGACATATGTCACATTCCAATATATGTCGCTAAGTCCAAACATGGATCACACAAGCTTCCCATATACAAAATTGCTAGATAAAACTGGCATTGTGGAGCCAGGTGCAAACTGGTTGCTAACAAAGTATGAGGTGGTTGATGACTCAATCATATACCTGCCACAGGATACAGCGTTTAATAATCTTGCCATTGTTCTACATGTTGAGATTGAGTCTAAGGCAATAGTTAGCAATCCAATAAAGATTAAGTCTATTCAGCTTGCCTCACAGGCACTGTCACCAATCGCCCCAACAAACATTAGTACTCGCTTTGGTGACTCCTTAGCGGCATACACAATGCGTGGTATCTATCCAGACTACAAAGCAAAGAACCCAGTATCAATATACAAGGGCTCTACACCATACCTATATCTAACTAACACCAGTGGAATCCAGATGAGAGGAATCCTTGAGTCTAACAAGAAGCGTGGAATAAGGTCAAAGATAAATCCACAGAGGTCAAACCTATATCGTGTAGGAGCAATCCAAATACTTGCAAAATATCCTGAGCAGTCATTCCCAGAAACCCCAAAAAAGCTTATAACCATTAGCTCAAAGCTCAAGACCATATCTCTATACGTAGTTGCCACTAATACTGAGAAGACTCGTGGCAAGGTATATATTCTAGATGACGTTACTGGTCTTCCAGAAACATCAGCAATATTCTATTTAAATGGTTCTGTGGTTAGAGAGTTGTTCATTTCCCCACATGACTGGAACATGATTGGTATCCAGTTTAGCAAAGCCCTTGACTTTAATTCAATGACTGGATATCTAGACATAACAGGTCCACTGCTAGTTCACGGAATGAGCAACTACCGCCTAACATCAATCCAAGACTCCATAACATCAACTCTAAGAACTTGGTCACAGGTTAGAACTATGCTAGACAAACCAGATAATGAGGTTACAGTTTGGGATGACTTCTTGAGTACATCTGATTATGGACCAATTTCTTGGGAAAATATTCTATATATTCCAACTTTAAAAGTATATGTTGTAGATCCAAGCATTCCATACAAGCTTTACACTGGAACAAACAAGATAATTGTTGGTGATGACAATAAACTAAGGTTTACTAATTACTCATACAAGGTATATAACGATATTAGATGGCAAGCACAACTATTCGTAGCGGTATAATGTGGTATACTTGTGGTTATGAACAATCAAAACTTTCAAGTTCCTGGTCAGCTGGGAACATCTAAGCTATCTATTGTAAATGAAGGACAGCACATTGGCTGGGGAATTTACATTTGGAAAAAGGCCAATGGCAAACCATTCACTGATGGTAGCGGAAACGTACTAAATGTACCATCTCACAGAGGAGATGCCCTTCAAATTCAAAAGCTACAGCGTGCAGCTAAAGAGCTTGGCCAAGAAGATGGCTCATATGAGTTCTACCCAGGAATGGGAAGAATCTCTGAAGAAGAATATTCAGAACAGGTTGATCGTATGAAGCAGGGCCTAATCCCAAACCTTAACGATCTAAACGCTGTTATGGCTGCAAAGAAAACCCTAGAGATGTATGGTGATGAGTAATGTCTGAAAACGAATATTATATTAGAGATTTGGGTATGCCAGACTTTGAAGAAGAGGTAAATCCTTTCAAGGATCAAGACCCTTTCGCTAAGTCATGGGATAGCCTAAAGGATATGAATGGCCTAGAGAAAAACTTTAAGCGTCGTTCAGATAGAATTGAAAAGGCAAACAACGATCCAGTAGTTGAGACAACTCTTCAGTACAATCAGGTTGACGTTATGTCACAGGGATATCAGGATAGTGCTCTTGCAGTAAATCGTGGTAAAGATGGGGCATACTCTAAAGAGATCAACCCAGGCCGTGTATACCGTAATGGATATGGCATCTTTGATGTTATTACTCCACCATGGAACCTATACGAATTGGCAAACTTTTATGACACCTCATTTGCTAACCACGCAGCAATTGATGCCAAGGTAGAAAACATTGTTGGTCTTGGATTTGAATTCCAAGCAACACAGCGTACCCTAATGGCACTAGAGGCATCAACTAACGAAACAGCCACAGACAAGGCACGTAAGCGTATTGAGCGTGCAAAGGTAGAGATGAAGGAATGGGTTGAGTCGCTGAATGAAGATGACTCGCTTACAAACACATTGATGAAGTTCTACACAGACGTTCAGGCAACTGGAAATGGCTATCTTGAAATCGGTAGAACAGTCAAGGGAGAGATTGGCTACATTGGTCACATCCCAGCAACGACCATGCGTGTACGTCGTATGCGTGATGGCTACATTCAAATTATTGGAAACAAGGTTGTTTACTTCCGTAATTTTGGGGCAAAGAATGTAAACCCAATTACAAACGACCCACGTCCAAATGAGATTATCCACTATAAGGAATACTCACCACTAAATACTTTCTACGGAGTACCTGATATTATGTCAGCTATTTCAGCATTGCACGGAGATCAGCTAGCTTCACAGTACAACATTGACTACTTTACTAACAAGGGTGTTCCTCGTTATATCGTTACACTCAAGGGTGCAAAGCTTTCTGAAGAAGCAGAAGACAAGATGTTTAGATTCTTGCAGACAAGCCTCAAGGGATCTAACCACAGAACTCTATACATTCCTCTACCAGGAGACTCAGACACAAACAAGGTTGAGTTTAAGATGGAGGCAGTTGAGACTGGAACACAGGAAGCATCGTTTAACGAGTATCGTATTAGAAACCGTGATGACATTCTTGTGGCACACCAGGTTCCTCTATCTAAGATTGGTGGAGGAGACTCTGCAGCAATTGCAGCAGCCCTTGCACAAGACCGTACTTTTAAGGAGCAGGTAGCAAGACCAGCTCAAACTAATCTTGAAAAGATGCTCAATAAGATCATTAAAGAAAAGACTGATATTCTTCAGTTCAAGTTTAATGAGCTTACTCTTACAGATGAAATTGCTCAATCACAAATTCTTGAGCGTTACGTTAAGAACCAGATCATGATTCCTAACGAAGCTCGTGAGGTTCTGGGACTTCCACAGCTACCACACGGAGACAAGCCACTAGACCTTAGCCCACGCCAAGCTGCTGACGCTAAGGGAAACATGGCAGGAAACAAGACTAGAGATGCTGAAAGAGCAAACAATTCTTCAGATTCTACGGCAACAGTAGCTGGCAGAAATGCACAGGGTGAGGGAAGAGCATCTAACTAATTTTGTAGAAAGTTACATTTTTACAACATTTGTTAAAAATATGCTCTATAATGGTAATAGTATGACTATATCAAAGGCCCATTGGGATACTGAAGGCGAGAACGTTCGCCTATCAATGCCATTCAACAAGGTTGATCAGGAACGTAGACTCGTTTCTGGATTTGCCACACTTGACAACGTTGACCGTCAAGCTGACATTGTTACGGCAGAGGCTTCTATGAAAGCCTTCTCAAAGTTCCGTGGTAACATCCGTGAAATGCACCAGCCAATCTCAGTAGGTAAGATGGTAGCATTTAAGGAAGACAAGTACTTTGACCCTGAAACAAAGAAGTTCTACAGTGGTGTATATGTTTCTGCATATGTATCAAAGGGTGCTCAGGATACTTGGGAGAAAGTACTAGATGGTACCCTTTCAGGTTTTTCAATTGGCGGTAGAATGAATAAGTGGGATGACGCACTTGATGAAAAACTTAACAAGCCTATTCGTATTATTAAAGAATATGATCTTGTAGAACTATCTCTAGTAGACAATCCAGCAAACCAGTTTGCAAATGTTTTGTCTATTGAAAAGGTAGATGGTGTTGACGTGGTCAAGGGTGACCTTGTTGACACAATAATTGAAAATGTATTTTGGGACAAGGATAATGGAATTGTTACTATTTCTGAAAATGAAGTTGAACAAAGTCCAATCTCTGGAATGCCAATGACTAACATAGGTTTCGTTGAAAAGACGGATACTGAGAAATCAGAAATGATAAAGTTCTTAGTTGATAGTGCTAAAGGCATTAAAACTGAGATTAACAAGGAGGTAAGTCCTATGACTGACACAACAAATGATGTAGCGGTAGATGCTGTAGCTAATGAAGCTACCGTAGATGCTCCTGCAGTTGAAGAATCACAGGTCGCTCCAGAGGCAGACGCAACAGCTGAAGCAACAGATGTAGCAGTAGAGAAGTCAGACTATTCTGACGAAGACAAGAACGAAGATGTAGCTAAGACAGCAGATGCTGACGAAGACGACATGAAGGAAAAGTCAGAGACTACTGAAACAGAAGAAGAAGAAGAGGTTGTAGCTAAGTCAGATGACACCTTTGAAACTGCAATTGCAGATGTCAAAGATGTTGTTACCAAAGCCTTTAGCGATCTAACAGCAGTTGTTCAAGCACAAGCTGAACAAATTGCAGAACTAAGCAAGTCTCTTATCAACGCAACTAGCGAGATTAAATCTGTAAAAGATGAAGTCCAAAATGCTAAGAGCAATTTTGATGAGTTTGGAAAGAGAGTAGACGCTGTTGAAGCTGACACTGCTTTCCGCAAGTCTGGCGATCTCGGCGAGATTGTACAGGATCAGCCTGAGACACAGGTTGAAAAATCCCTATGGGGCGGACGTTTCCTCAAAACTGCCGATTTATTCAAATAAATAAACATCACTAGGAGGTGACAATATGTCGGAACAAGAAATTATTAAGAACAACCCTGATGCTTCAGGCAACGACTCTGGTCTATTTAACGGAGAAGGTGCATTCGCATCAGGTTCAGAAGCTGGTAACGCTGTACCAGGTAACTACGGAAACGCAGGTGCCCTAGGTAACATCCCAACAGCTTCATTCGGTTCAGTAACTGGACCAAACGCTATCAACCCTTCAGGTGATGCAGGTAGTGGTATCCTTCGCCCAGAGCAAGCACGTCGTTTTATTGACTACGTGTGGGATGCAACAACTCTCGCTAAGGACGGTCGTCGTGTAACAATGCGTGCCAACACTATGGAACTTGAGAAGGTTAATGTTGGAGAGCGTGTTATCCGTGCAGCTGTACAGGCTAACGGTGACTACACCAACGCAGGAGCGACATTCACAAAGGTAGAGCTTACAACCAAGAAGATTCGTCTTGACTGGGAAGTCTCTGCAGAAGCTCTTGAAGACGGAATTGAAGGTGGTGCTCTTGAGGATCACCTAGTTCGTCTAATGACAAATGCATTCGCAAATGACATTGAGGATCTAGCAATCAACGGTACTGGCGACAATGCTGATGGTGCATTCCTTGGAATCATGAATGGTTTTGTTAACAAGGCTACAACCAATGGTGACGCACACGAAGCTGTCGTAACTGTTGCTAATGACAACTGGACTACTGACGCTATGCAGAAGATTATTCTTGCTATGCCACGTAAGTACCGTGCCCTAAAGTCGAACCTAAAGTTCTACGCAGGAACCGATGCTTTCCAGGGAATCGTTAAGAACAACGGTACTCTTGCTGATGCAGTTGCAGAAGCATTTGCATCACAGGCTGGTGGAACACCAACCAACCGTCAGAACTATCTAGACGGCGTTGGTCAGACATTCGGTGGAGCACGTACTACTCGTGTTCTAGGCATTGACGTACAGGAAGTTCCTTACTACCCTGCAGGTTATGTAGACCTTACATTCCCTCAGAACCGTATTTGGGGATTCCAGCGTGACATCACTGTCAACCGTGAATACAAGCCAAAGAAGGACACCATTGAGTACACCGTATTCGTACGTTTCGGTATTCAGTGGGAAGAAGAGGATGCCATTGCATTCGCTGACGCTGGTGCAGAGAGCTAATCTCTAATCAGTACCTTTTAAGAGGGGGCAGGGGCCACTTAGCTCCTGCCCTCTTTTTTAATATCTGATATAATTAATTGATAGGAGGATTTTATGTCCGTAGAAAACAAAAATGAAGAGACTCTAGTAGAGTCTGAAAACGTATCATCGCCAGTAGTTGAAGAAGTGGTTGAAGATAATCTAGTAGAGGTTGCTCCAGTTGTTGAAGAAGCAGTTGTTGAAGACAAGCCTGTTGCTGAAGAAGAAGTAATTACAAACGTTCAAGGCAAGGGTAAGCCTTCAGCTGGAAAGCCAGCACTTACTCCAGTTGAGAATGGTGCAATTGGCACTGGTACTGTTAAGCCTGTAGTCAAGCAAGCTGCCCCTAAGAAGGTTGCTGCAGAAGACAAGGAAGAGACAGTAGCTCTACACTCAACAAAGAATGTTGTTTGGCAGGGCGTTGGCAAGGTTAGCCGTGGAGTTAACATCGTATCAAAGACCGCTGCTGAGCAGTGGACTACACGTAGCCACATCACTGTTCTTACACCAGAGCAGGTTGCCAAGGAGTTCAACAAGTAATGGAAATATTGAGGGTTCCACCATATCCACTAACAACAACATGGAATTTGCCAGATGCAAACTATGCATACATAGTCTATGTTGAGGATCTGGTGGACCACTCAGTTGAAGAAATTACAATATCTTCTGATGAGAATGGAACTCTTGTATATGAGCTTCCTCTATCAAGTATAGAATTTGACCGTGACTTTCTTATTCGCTTTTATGATGCAGAACACGAACACATCATTTACGAAGAGAACCTCACAATAATTCGTCCATACGTAAACCCAGCAGACCTGGGAACAACTCCATCAGAAATTAAAGAATTTAAGATGTATGAGCTGATTGCTAGATCAATCATTGACACATACACTAACAACGGTTTTTACAACCACAAGTCAGTAGTAATTTCTCAGGGCAATGGCTTAGACTATATGCCTATTTGGAGAGATGCAAACCGTGTTCTAAAGGTATATGAGAACAACGTTCTTATCTATGACCTATCTGCAGAAGACCCTGCAACTAACATGTATAACTTTTCGGTAGCACTAGATAACTCAGCAATTCAGAAAACATCTAATGAGTACTACAACAGACTTTCAGCAACAGATCCAAGAATGACATTGCCAATCTCAAGAAGCGACGCTATGTTTGAATACACAAGAGATGGTGGAGTATTCCACAAGAGCTACGACTACATGTTCATTCTTGACGAAGGATTCCGTGCAGTCCCATCTGATGTTACCAGTGCAACAACAATGCTAATTAATGACTTGAAGTGTGGCAACCTAGATTACTACAAGCAGTATGTCAAGAGCTACGATACTGATCAGTTTAAGATTTCATTTGATGAAAAGAGAATAGCTAGTGGAACAGGAAACTTCATTGTAGACAGGATGCTTGAAAAGTATACTAAGTCTATTCTTAAAATTGGAGTTCTATAATGACTATCTGCGAGGTTCCAACCTTCGTCTACCCAATGCAAGCAGACATCTACTACCCAACGGTAGAGCAGGGTGCTTACGGAAACGTTAAAAAGTATTGGATGCTTGACAGAACTATCATTGGAAACTTCACAGTTGCAGGATCAGCATCAAAAGAAGAAGTCACCCCAAACGTAAACATTACCCAGACTGGTGTCCTTTCTGGAAGATCAAAGAGCGATCCAAGATTCTCTAGCCTAGATGAGTCTGCCTCAATTACCAATATCGTAGTTACCAATATTCGTACTAAGACTGGCCAGCACCTATACAAAGAGACCTCTGGAGTTCGCTCTGGCAAGTCAACTATCTTTGAAATAGCCACAGTTGAGCCTTTCATGAATCCATTTGGCGGTATAGAGTATTACAACATAGTACTAAGAAGATCAGAGAACCAGGCATCAGATGTTTAGTGTTAAGGTTGATTCTGCTCAATTTATAAAAGAGATGTCAAATCTAGTTGAATACTCTGTTGGCTTTCTAGAAGGAGCTCAAAGAGGTAAAAATACGTTTTTGGCAAACCTTGGTTCCAGTATGTCAAATGTTTTGGGTAGCTATATTGACTCAAACGCTAGAGTAGATCCAGCCATCCTTCATCACATGTACGAGTGGGAGAAGTCTGGAAGTCCAGACGCAAGACTATTTGACATACAGTACTCAGTTACTGGACAAGGGCTATCTATCAATTCAACATTTAGACAATCGTCATCAGTTAAGTCTGGCTCCAAGGTACCATTTTATGATAAAGCAAGAATAATGGAATACGGAATACCTGTAACCATAAGACCAAAGAACTCAAACGTTCTTGCCTTTACAGACGGAGGCGAACAAGTTTTTACAAGAAACCCAGTTACAATTCAAAGCCCAGGCGGCGTTGATGCCCAGGGAGGATTTGAAAAAACATTCAAGTCGTTCTTTGATAACTACTTTACACAGTCATTCCTACAGTCTAGTGGGTTGGCTAAATATCTAGAAAATCCTTCTATATTCTCAAAGGGGGCATCGCTAAGAAGTGGTGGAAGGTCTTTGGGAGTAACTGCTGGATTTAAGTGGATAACTAATGCAAAGATTGAGGCGGCATAATGGCAGAGTCATTACTAAATACACCAATACTATGGATCAATAAATACCTTCAGGAAAAGATCCCAGAGCTAACCGACATTGAAGTCCCATTCTTCCCATCATCACCATCAACACTAAACGACCTGACAGGGTCATTCCCAGAGGGTGGAGTAATGGCTACATGGGATAGACTTATAAAGATGCGTAGATCTCCATTCCCACACATCAAAAATGAACAAGCCCTATACTACTTCTACGCAACAGCAGACAACAACATTATCAATATGGTTAAAATACAGGAAGCGGTTCTAAGACTAATGGACCGTGAAGATGAGTCTGCACAGGAGCTCAATGATTGGGCTAGACTGAACCCACAGATTGACGTTGAAAATGAGTCACTTACTAATAAGTTCTTTTTTCATAAAATAAAGATTTATCAGCTAGAGGAAACAAGAGACATTATTGACTTTGGCACAGCCAGGACTTATGGGGGAAACAAGATAATCATTGATTATGAGTATCACCAGATGCCTGAGCTTATCCCTGGGGAATAATACTATAAAAGGCTGGTATACTTAGTCTTGAGGAAACACGCCTTTTTTATAAAATCCATATGAAGAAGAGGTGAAAAATATGGCATATACACACAGAGGTTCTGCTACCAACATTATCGTTGGTGCCGCATCACTATTTACCTACGAAGGACCAGACGGCCTTGGTGGTGACCTTACAGTTGCTGACCTACCTGCTTACGAAGCAGGAAAGTCATTCCGTGAGTCACTACAGGACGGTGCAAACGCCAGCAACGGCTGGTTGAGCACTGATGGGTTCCGTAACGTTGGTTATACAATGAACGGACTGGAGCTACAGTTCCAGCCTGACTTTGGTGAAGTACAAGTTGACCAGATTCTTGACGTTGCAAAGCTTTACAAGCAAGGTATGCAGGTTAACCTGAATACAGCTTTTGCTGAAGCAACACTAGAGAATCTATTGTTCTCAATCGCAGCTCCATCTAGCGACCTAAGCGACCTAGTCGCAGCAGGCGTTGGTGCTGGCTCACAGGAACTAAACCTATCTGCAGGTCAGATTGGTGAATGTCCAGTTGAGCGTGGTCTAGTCGCAGTTGGTCCAGGTACAGGTGACTGTGCAGCTGGTTCGTCAATTGAGCGTATCTATACTGCATTCCGTGCACTTTCAATTGAAAGCGTTACTGTTTCAGCTAAGCGTGACGAAGCAACAATGTTTGAGGTAAGCTTCCGCTTGCTACCAAACGATGAGGGTTCATACGGTAAGATCGTAGACCGCATCATTCCAGCAGCTAGCTAATAGCTGTTTATAACTTAATAGGAACTGCCCTGGCTTTTACGGCTGGGGCAGTTTTATTTTTGGTATACTTGTAGTATGGCCACAACAATATATAAATCTGGAACAATCACACTCATAGATGGTACAGAGATCTACGCTACTCCACTTAAGATAAAGTACCTTAGACAGTTTATGGATCTATTTGATACAATCAAAGATGCAGAAACAGAGGATGCTAGGATGAGCATACTGCTAGATTGCTGCAGGGTAGCCATGAAGCAATACTATCCATCAATAAAAACAATAGATGACGTAGAAGATAACATTGATGTAAAGACAATGTATGCAATCCTAAAGTTTTCAGCAGGCATAGACCTGGAAGCTCCAAAAGAAGAAGAGTCAAAAGACAACAAGGATGAAGGGCCAACCTGGGAAAAGACTGACCTGGCAGCCTTAGAGTCTGAGGTATTCTTGCTTGGCATCTGGAAAGACTATGAAGAGCTTGAGACATCAATGTCAATGCCAGAGCTAACAGCAACTCTGAATTCAAAAAGAGAAGCAGAGTATAGTGAAAAAAAGTTTCTAGCCGCAATCCAAGGGGTAGATCTAGATGAACAATCTGGAAGAAAAGAAGAAGACCCATGGGAAGCAATGAAGGCTAGAGTATTCAGTCGTGGACAAGCTAGCAATTCTAATGACGTTTTGGCTCTGCAAGGACAGAATGCAGCTAAGAATGGATTTGGAATTGGCATGGGTCTTGACTACGAAAGAATTGACTAACAGAATAACATTGATTATGTTATAATTGATTGAACAAATCGTTCATCAGAAGGAGAACAATGACAACCACAATCAACGAAGCAAAAACACTTACACTTGTTGACGGAACCACAATTTCAGTACGACCACTAAAGATTTCACTACTTCGCTCTTTCCTTGCGGAATTTGCGGCAATTGCAGATGTAGCGGCAGACAATGATAAGTCTATGGACGTTCTTATGAAGTGTGTCCAGATTGCTATGAAGCAGTATAAGCCTGAGCTTGCAGAAGACCTCTCCAAGCTTGAGGATAGTCTTGACCTTCCAACAGTTTACCAGATAGTCGAAGAGGCATCTGGAATAAAGCTGGGTGATGGTCCAATCGGTAGCGTTGCATAACGCCACCTCATAGGGATGCTGATGAATGGCTGATATCCAATCTAATATAAGGGTCAATCTTGATACCTCCAGTGCTCTGGAGTCACTCAAGAATCTCCAGAGACAGATATCAGCCTTTCAAAGGCAGATGCAAGCTAGCTCGGCAGCTAACGCAGCATCAGCACAAGATCTACAACGTTCTCTAATTGGGGACATCAATGCAACTGGCAAATTCGCTGCCAGGATGCAGTCTATCAAGTCTAGTACAGAATCTTTCACCTCTGCACTAGAAAAGAATAAGCTCTCTCTTGGAGAGTACTTTCGTTATACAGCATCTGGCTCAAAGACTTTTGGTAAAAACTTTATCAATGAGTTTAACACAATTGAAAAGACTGCTCGTGAAAGAGTAAAAACTCTTCAAACACAATACATCTCTCTTGGAAGAGATGCTTCTGGATCTTTAAACTCAATAGCAGTAAGACCACTAACACTTGATCTGAACAACCTTGCTACCCAGCAAGCAATCAATGCACAAAAGCAACAGATCTTTAATCAACTACTTAAGCAAGGTTCTACAAACCTTCTAAACTTTGGTAAGAATACCCAGTGGGCTGGTCGTCAGCTTATGGTTGGTTTTACCATTCCACTATCTATTTTTGGATCTACCGCTGCACAAGCTTTTATGGAGCTAGAGCAAGCAACAATTAAGTTCAAGCGTGTCTACGGTGACCTGATGACCCCAACATCAGAAACAGACTCAATGATTGAGCAGGTAAAGACACTTGGTGAAGAGTTTACCAAATACGGTATTGCTGTTAAAGACACAATGACTTTGGCTGCCTCAGCAGCTGCTATGGGTAAGAAGGGTGCAGACCTCACTGCTCAAGTAACTGAAGCAACTCGTCTATCTGTTCTTGGTAACGTAGATCAGCAATTGGCTCTAGAAACATCTATATCTCTTACAAATACTTTTGGTGTTGCCACTTCACAACTTGCTGGCAAGATTGACTTCCTAAACGCAGTTGAAAACCAAACTGTAACATCTATTGAAGACTTGACAGAAGCAATTCCTAAAGCAGGGCCAGTGGTCCAACAGCTTGGCGGTAACGTACAAGACCTAGCCTTCTTCCTAACAGCCATGAAGGAAGGTGGAATTAATGCATCAGAAGGTGCTAACGCACTTAAGTCTGGTCTTGCATCCCTAATTAATCCAAGTCAAAAAGCTGCTGACATGCTTAAGATTTATGGTGTCAATATCCGTGAGATTGTTTCAAACAATGCTGGAGACGTAAAGGGAACTGTAATTGACTTTGCCAAGGCACTAGACACCCTAGACCCACTTACTCGTGCACGTGCCATTGAGCAACTATTTGGAAAGTTCCAATTCTCTCGTATTTCAACTCTATTCCAAAACGTAGTTGCTGAGGGTAGCCAGGCAAGCAAAGTCCTAGAACTCATGGGTGCCACCACATCAGAGCTAGCAGCCCTCTCAGACAAAGAATTAAAAACGGTAGAGGAATCTATCACCTACAAGTTTAAAGCCGCCATAGAGGAGTTTAAGGCCCAATTAGCCCCTGTTGGTGCGGAGTTCATGAAGCTTGTAACACCACTCATTGAGTTTGGTAGCAAGGTTCTAGAAACATTTAACAATATGGGCGATCACGCCAAGGGATTCATAATTGGGACAATTGCTGTTCTTGGTGGTTTAGCCCCAGTAGCCTTGATGACATTTGGTCTTGTGGCCAATGGTGTTGCAAACCTTGTAAAGGGATTCCAGTTCCTACGCAATATCTTCCTAGGTGTTAGCAATAGCGAACAGGTTCTTGGTGAGCAAACCAGTTACCTAACTCAAGAACAGCTTAAGGCTAGTGCAGTTGCTGCATCTCTAGAGCAGACACACAGCAGACTTCCACAAATATTTACAGCAGAAGCTTCTGCAGTAGATCTTCTAGCAGCAGCATACCAAAGAGCAGATGTTGCATCTCAGCGTTTTGCAGGTAGACCAATTGGAACAAGCATTGGAAAGTCACCTGCCGTACAGAAATTTGCCAATGGTGGCTTCGTTTCTGGCGAAGGAACAGGAACCTCAGACTCAATCGCAGCAATGGTTTCAAACGGTGAAGCCATCATCCCTGCAGACAAGGCAAAAAAGTATGCACCACTAATCTCTGGAATCATTGCAGGAAAGATTCCTGGATTTGCACGAGGTACTGTAAGCGTTGGCGGAAGTGCCTATGAGACAAGGTCTACAAGATCAGATGCCCCAATCAAGTCATTCATTGATAGACTCTTAAGCTTTGGAAACAAGGTTGAGGATATCACAGCAATGCTTGATGGAATTGCTGAATCTGGAAAGAAGCTAACAAAGGCAAACGTTGAGGCAGCAGCCAAGCAGTCAAAGATGACTACCAGTGACCCGAATAGACTTCAAAAGGGACACATTCAAGACACCATTGCCATTAATCCAGATAAGTCAAGAATCCTTGGAAGCCTTACAAGAGATATGCTTCCATCACAAAACTCAAAGCTAAAGACTGGACAGGCAACGGCAGACTTTGAAAAGCAGTGGTTCTCGGTTGTTGATGGTCTAGTCGGTACTGTTAAGAGCGGTGGCCTAAAGATAACAGATGGTGTTCGTCAAACTGTTAATGAGATAGACGCAGAAATTGGTAGAGAAGCGATCAGGCTTGCAGAAGCAGCTGATGGATTTGTAAATGACACTATCGTAGCTCAAGCAGCAACAAATGTAAGAAACCAAAATAGAGGAGCAGGTGGCAACAGGGGAGACGTTGTTGCAGCCATGGACCGTCAAGCAGGAGCTAGAGTCTGGGCACCAGCAACTGCAGAAACTCTTGGTGGAAACTGGACAGAGGATGTCAGAAACAAGCTAAAGACTGGAATTGCCTCTTGGCGTGAAGGCACTGAAGAAATCCGTATGGTTATTGATGGAGAGTCAAAAACCATTGCACGTGTTTCTAGTGATATTGTAAAGAGGCTAGAGGCTGCTAAAACAGAAGTTGAAAGACTTGAAATTCTTACAGGCAAGGGATCTACATTTAGACCAGCAGACAGAATTCCACTAGACCAAAGAACTTACACTAGCCAAAATGCTACTGGAACAATGGGAAACCTTGATGCCGTAGTTGGTGGAGCTATGAATGCTAGATCTGATGCAGCATCTCCTGCTAAGAAAACTATCAAGGCTGCAGAAAATCTTGTAGACGGCGTAGTGGTTGCAGTTCAGCAGGGTAGAGACGAAGTTCAGCAGGCAATGGAGTCTACTGTTACTCAGGCTGCTACAGGTGCTGGACGAGCTCGTCGTGGCAGAGCATCAAGCCAAGGTCAAGTATCAGTTGGCACTGGCCCAATGACATTTACCAGAGATAATAAGTCTGGCAACGTATTCTCTTCTGAGAAGATGGCACAGGTAGAAGCAGGTAGAGCAGCAGCAATTGGCAGAGCTTCTGGAATGGTTGTTTCATCTCTATCTGGAGTAGCACAAAAAGCTATGATGGTTTCTGGTGCTGTTGGTAGCATCGCAATGGGGCTAGAAATGTCTGGAGTAAAGCTAGGTGCTTTTGGTGATGCACTATTTACAATCACAAACTCAGTGTTCGCATTCTCATCAGTTCTTGAATTGCTAACCAAGGGACAGATGCTACAAACTGCCATTGGTGGTGGAATGACAGCTGCACGAGGAGTCAAGGCAGCTGGAGGATTTGCAGCAGATGCAGCAGGAGCTATCCCAACAAAGATAATGGGCCAGGGCGGAAAGCTAGCAAATATCTTTGGAAATCTTGGCAAGGTCATTACTGGGGTGTTGCCAGTACTAACTGGAGTTGGAAGCAAGCTACTAGCATTTATCCCTGTTATTGGTTGGGCTGTTACAGCATTTGCTGTCTTCCAGGTAGTTGCAGGCATTATGGAGCAACAGCGTAAAAAGATTGAGGGGCTTGGGGATGCCGCTTACCTAACATCTGAAAAGATGAAGCAGGCTGGAGATCTTCTAGGATTCACAGCAACTGGTGCAGATTTCTCTGGTGCCTTTGCAGGAACAACTGCAGGCTCTACATCCACACAACAGACAAAGATTACAGAGCTTCGTGCTAACGAAGACTTCAAGAGCTCTGACAAGGGATTTGGTGACCAGATAGGTGCTATTAAAAATGCAACTGCACAACAGGCAGAGCTATCCCTAAATAGCATGGCGATTCAGCTTTCAGCTTCTGGAGCACCTAAAGAGGCAGTTGACACACTAATCAAGGCTATTGCAGCTGAGGCAGGAAGAACAGATCTAGACCTAAGCTTTACATCTAACATAGATCTAACAACCAATGGTGGCCAAGCACAAATTACAAAGCTTGCTCAAGAAGCAGCAAATACTTATGGAGATGTCTTTGCAAAAGAGTATAACTCTAACTACACATCATATGGACAGAACGATGCCCTAAAGCAGTCTGCAGAACAGGCTTCTGGAGTATACTCAACACTCTTCTCATCACTAAAGACTGGCTTTGAGTCTGGAGCAATGTCTGCAGAACAGTTCAACTACCAGATGGACAACATATCTGGAAACCTAGATAGCATGGACCCTCAAGCACTTGCAATGATTGTCCCAACAATTGCCAAGAACATGGGCCTTGATGAGCAGCTAAAGGGCGTTACAGATTTCAAAGATCAGCTAATCTTTATTAAGGCAGCTGCATCTGGTGTAGACCCATCTAAGATGACTAAAATGCGTGACGCTATTATTACTGGTCAAAAAGAGGGGGCAACTCCAAAAGAGCAGCAAGCAGCCAACGATGCAAGAGCACAGCTAAACGACCTCATTGACAAGACTGTAGTTGCAAAAGAAGCCGAAACAAAAGCAACACAGGCAAATGCTGATATTGAAGCAGCTATGGTTTCAGCTGATGAGAAGATCACCAGTTTGAGAAATCAGATTGACGCATATAAGACACTTACTGACCAAGGATTCTCAGCATCAGAAGCTCAGGCACTTGCTGGAGATGCTATGTGGGCAACCGCTATTGCAGCGGCCAACGCACAAGACGCTATTGCTGGAACAGACGAAAACCTTCAGGCTGTTCTTACAAAGATGAGAGAACTTAAGAAGCTTCAGGGTACTGCAGATAAGCTTGGTGTAACTGGCGGTGGCGGTGGAGGTACACCAGAAAAGACTCCACTACAAAAAGCCATGGAGCAATTAAAGGACCAAAGAAAAGAAATTGCTCAATCAAACACAGCGTATGCTAAGCTAACCAAAGCTGGCATTAGTGCAGGTCTTGCATTTGCAACTGCACAAGACAAGATCCTTGCAGCAGCAGTAGCATCTACCAAGGTTGGCACCAAGCAGTGGAAAGAGCTTACCGCTCAAATAAAGGCAGCCTCTGCAGCAGCTAAGGCAAATGCCCTACTAGACTTTGCTAGAAACAACAACACAGCATCTGGACTAACAGAAAGCTTTGCAAAGATTGCCCCAATGCTATCAAAGCTTGGACTAACTGTTGACGACATGCAGACAATTCTTGGAGACAAGGACTTGGCCCAGGCATTTATTGATGACATGAAGGATGGCGTTATCAATAGCAAGCGTGTTGCTGATGCAATTAATTCAATACCAAACCAAAAGAGAGTTGAAATTCTTCTAAACATGTCAACTCCAGAGGGTATGGAGACTGAGTTCAACAAGATTTACGACCAGGCAATGGCAAAGATTGATGCTGAGGAAAGAAGGGTTGAAGCTAGCTACAGAGAAAAAGAAAAGTCAGCTCAATCAGCGGTAGATACTGCTCAAGCATCAGTGGACTCAATTCAGAAAAACATTGACGGAATTCAGTCAAAGATTGACGATAAGCAAAAGGATATAGAGCTTACAATAGACAGGCCTATTGAGGCACTAAACAAGCAAGTAGAGGCCCTAGAACGTTCAATTGAGCTTAACTACAACAGACCAATCGCAAACCTACAAGAAGAGTCTAGTGCTCTAGCACACGATCTTGACCTAATCAGCAAGAAAGAGTCTGACATCAATGATAAGTATGATGAGCAGAAAAAGAATCTTGAAAAGGTTGCAGAGATAAACAAGGACATTCTTGATGCAGATCAGTCAAGACTGTCAATTGCACAGGCTCTTTCTAGCGGTAGTGCTTCAGCAGCAGCTAAAGCAATGCAGCAAGCACAGCAAGAAGAGTCTGCTAAGGCAGCAGAACGTGCAGCAGCAGCTATTGATGCAGCTAGAGCTAACGAACTTGCAAACATAAGATCTGAAAGCGGTATGACCAAGGCACAGATTGAGCAACGTCAATTTGAGATTGGTCAAAAGATATACGCACTTGAGTTAAAGAAGAAAAAAGTTGATGGAGAAATACAGGTCATCCAAGATAAGATCTTTAAGATTGAGTCAGATCGTCAGAAGAAACTTGATGACATCAGAATTCTTGAAGACCAAATTTACAAGATCCAAACTGATCAGCTAAAGCCTGCACAGGATAATCTAGATAAGGCTAATTCAGTACTAAAGACTGTCCAAGACCAAAAGCAGGCAGAGCTTGATGCTAAGGCAGCACAGCGTGCTAAGTGGGATGACCTAAAACTTGCAATTGATGAAGCAAAGACAAAGGCTTTCAACCTAGAAGAGCAGTACAAGTCTGCACTTGCCAAGGTTAAGGAGATTGAGGCCGCATGGAAGGCTGTAGGAACTGCTACTGTGGCTTCAATGTCTGGAACCAATACAGACAAGCCAGTTTCCACTGTTACTACAACTAAGCCAACCACCACACCAACCACTAAGCCAACTACCACAACAACTACCAAGCCAACTACCACTGGACCAAAACCTGGAGTTCCATACGTAACACAAAGATACATTGGTAGTAAGCTAGAGACAGTCCAAGTTACTCCAGCAGGATATGTTGGATCAACGTTCCAAAAGGAAATAGTAAAGAGGCTAGTTCCTGGAACAGGAGTGTACAATGGATCAACATTTGTTCCAGCTCAGTATAAGGCTAAGGGTGGAATGATTATGTCAAACTACATGGCATCTGGCGGAATGGCTAGAGGAACTGACACAGTGCCTGCCATGCTAACTCCAGGAGAGTTTGTTATGAAGCGTTCTGCAGTAGCAAACTTTGGGGTAGACGGTATGAAGGCTATAAATAGTGGTACATACAACGGCGAATCAGTGTATAATTATAGTATCAACGTCAATGTCGCAACTGATGCAAACCCAGATAAGATTGCTAGAGAAGTTATGACACAGATAAAGAGAATTGACTCACAGAGGATTAGAGGAAACAACTTCAATGGCTAGTGCAGAATACCTACTAGGTCGCAAAAAATATGCTAGACCACAGGCTATGCTTTGGGCAGAAAACTCTGGAACAATTGTTTCTGTAGAAGACGAACAGTATTATGTTCCAGATGGATACGAAAATGCAACAGATGTTTCAGGAGTTACTGGAGATCCACTAGTTGATCAGTTCATCATCCTATCTGATGACAACCGTAGCCCAATTGACTTTAAGATAAACAGAATTGAAAAGCGTGAGCGTATGATCAATGGTCGTATGCGTTCATACCACATTGCAGATAAGCTAACCGTAACAGCTTCTTGGACAATGCTACCATCAAGATCTTTTGCCTCACTGGCAAACTTTAACCCATCTACTGGAAAATCTCTACAAACTAAAACGTCTGGTGAGTATACTACTGACGGAGGTGCAGGTGGGGTAGAGATGCTAACCTGGTACGAGAATCACAAGGATCCATTCTGGGTATACCTAGCATATGACAAGTACAGCTCATATGGAAATAACGCAGATGCCTTCTTACAACTTGCAAAGTATAACCAGGTTGTTGAAATGTATCTAGCTGACTTCTCTTATTCAGTTGTCAAGCGTGGATCATCTAACTATGACTTTTGGAATGTTTCAGTAACACTAGAAGAGGTTTAGTATGTGGAGTAGCGAAGAACTAAAGACGCATATTGAAACGTCATCAACCATCAACTCTAAGCCATTGCTTGTTGCAGAATGGAATATGAATGTTCCTGGAAACATAATTAAAGCTGGCAATTATCGCTATCGCCCATATGAAAGACTTTCTACACCACTGCTAGAGCAGTCAATATACGCATCACTACAAAATGCATTCGACATCCTTGATGCAGGAGGCTTCTACACTGGTGCAACTGACTCAGACATAGTCGTAGACGGTGGATACTCTGATGCAACTGCAGATGTCCCAGCTCTATTCAAATCAGCAAAAGAAAAGGAAAGCCTTCTATACTCTTTGGAAGATTGTTTTGGAAAGTTCAGACCTAGATCTGGAATTAACAAGGTTAGATACCTAGAGACATCTTCACAATACCTGCACCACGCTAACGTTGACATGTTTAAGAGACCAAGATTCTATATGGCTCACAAGGATGATCAGTTTAAGTATTGGACATCTTTCAGAACAGACGGTGCTGATGAGCGAGGCATTGCATCAAACTATATAAATAGCAAACACTATATAGATGACGTTGCCCCATTTGCAGTATACAAAGAAGCAGTACCAGCAAACAAGATTGTTGTTAAGATGCAGTCTGGTGTTGGCTCAATTGATCTTGGTCCATTCATGAATAACGCAGGACAGTTTGATGACCCATTCTATGGAGATACAAACAAGACTGTTCCTGAAAGATGGGCAATCCAGTATCTTGAAAACAACGATTGGGTTACTGCAATATCTTTTACAGAAAATTCTCTTAGAAACAATGGAAGTGCCGTAGTTGGTCCTGATGGATATGTAGAGGTTGGCTATGGTCTGATTGTTCCAGATAAGTACAAGAATGAATTCATTTATGCTGGAGAGTTTATCTCAAGCTATTCGCTACCAGAGTCTAGCACAAATGGATACGCATACCTTGTAGGATCCTCTGATACTAATTTGGGAGTATTCCACATATGGACTGGAGATGGCTATGAGCAATTCCTACCAGACTATGGATGGACACTAGTTGACGAAGGATCGCAGACTGATCAGGGGCTTGTGACTTCTCTGGTATCTTCACCAAAATTTATTAACCCAAAAACATCCAAGTCAGAGTATCGTGAATTCCAAAACATTTCTGGACTACGCATCGTCGTTGAGACAATGACAAAGGCTGATTCAATCTTTGATCTAATTGAGATGTCTCCAAGACTTGCAGTTAATCTAACAGACAAGGTGTCTGGATATCAGATAACTAAGCCAGCATCTGACCTTGGAATCAGCGGTATGCCAGTAGGACAGCTCCTAGCTGGAACAGGAACCATCAACCTATTTGATTATGACCTTGCATTTTCAGAGACTAACCCAGACAGCATAATCTCTAGATTCACATCGCAAAGCGTTCAGATTAAAATTTACGAAGCCATTCTTGATGTAGATGGATATAACTATTACGTACCACTAAAAACGGTATACTCAGAAGGATTCCCAGCGATTAACAGTACCTCTAGAGAGGTAACGATATCAGCAAGAGACATGTTCTTCTATTTTGAGTTCATGAGAGCTCCACAAATCTTCTTGACAGATGCATCTCTAAGCTATGCAGTTGCAACATTGCTAGACTACATTGGCTTTTCCAATTACGTATTTAAAAGACTAGACACAGAGTCTGATCCAATCATTCCAAGCTTCTTCATAGAGCCAGATAAGTCTGTTGCAGAAATCTTGCAGGACATAGCTATTTCAACACAGAGCACAATGTTCTTTGACGAGTACAACAACTTTGTCGTAATGACTAAGGACTACATGCTTCCAACAGAAGAGCAGAGGCCAACAGACATAACTCTATATGGAACAAAAGACTTTGAAAAGATTGGTGTAGTTTCAAACTCACAGAGACTAGATAAGCTAGCAAACATAATTGAGATAAGCTCCCAGAACAACTCTGTCTATAACTCTGGATCTATTCAGTATTCTGCAAGGTACATTCAGCGTGAGCCAAGAGTAACTAACATCAACGGATCCCTAGAGCGAGACCAGTATTGGATTTATAGACCTGCTGAGCTGTGGGCAGTAACCCCACCAGAAAAGGGAAGAACATCTAGAAATGGTGGAGAGGGATCGTCTGATGGATATGTCCTATCAGCAATGCCTCTTAATGCAGATCTGTCTGATGAATTGCCCTATGTATCAAACAACAAGATCTATGCAAACACCATTAACTTTGGAGAAGCCATCTACTTCTTAGAAAGATACAATGGATACTTCTATGCAAATGGTGAGGTTATTAAGTTTGATGCTGTTCAGTATAGCGTTCCAGGTCTAACAATTGGTCAAGACTCTGAAGATGGAAGTACCGTTTGGATCACTAACTCTCAAGAGTATGAGAAGTATTTTGCAAAAATGCCATTTAACGGAAAGATGTATCCAACTGGATTGATAAGGATTTACTCAGAGCCAAACTATGAGGTTATTGGTGGATACACTAGACTAAAGAATGGTCCTGTTGCTAAGCATGGACGATGCCAGTTTGGAACAGGAACCAGAGATGCTGATGGCAAGATTGCTCCAGCATATCACAATGCAGGACTAAACGAGTACTGGTCAAATAATGATAATGTTCGTGGTGTAGAAATGCAGTCAAGCTATCTATTTACAGATCAAGCTTTTGCATCAGCCTACTCTTTGGTTAATGGTATATCTCTAACCAGTGGAACAGTTACAATCAACACTACTTATGCACATGGCTTTGTTAATGGAGATATTGCATATTTCTCTGGAACCCTGATATCTGGATCAGAGGAACTAGATGCCCTCAATGCACTGATAACTGGAACTACATGGAAGGTTAAGAACTCATCTACCAACTCGTTCGCACTTGACTTCACTTTCACAAATGGAAACATTGCTCAAATAACGGTTGACGACTCAAATACATACACATACATTGTAAGATATGACAATGGTGTTGCTGGCCAGGCAAATAGCATAGCCACTCGTAGCACTAGAAATGGAATTATTAAAAACTTCCTTAGCAATTCTTACGTACCAGAAACAGAAGCAAACAGGCTATACTCTACACAATCTGGAACAGTCCAGTCCTCATCCCTAGTATTCTCAGGAGGAACATTCCTGAGCACTGAAAACCCAATAGATTATGTTTCTTATGTACACAAGCCACTAAACAATAGCTACAAGCATTTTGGAACTAGACTTAGGATTGTTGGCAAGACTGAGAATGATGAGAACCGCTTGCAAACTCCTGTGGGAGTTACTTCATATTACCAAACAACAGAATCAACTCCAGAAAAGAGTACTGCAATTGGTGGAGCTAGTGCTGGAATTTCTATCATGGTTGATCCAAGCAAGAACACAGGCTACTACTTTGAGATAGCAGCTCTAACAGCTAAGAACGTGTCTGACTATGTTAACCTAAATGTCCACGACGTATTTTTCTATAAAGTGTTGGGATCAGGTGGCAAGGCTGTTCCAGTAAAGTTGTGGGGTGGATATGCAGGAATCATCTCAAACAATGGTGACTATGTTGGACAGACAAGAGTTTCTACAGAAAAGAATCCATCTGTATATGATCTAGCTGTAGAGTATGAAACAATTGGAAATACTCGTAGATTCTATCTATACCTAAACAACAGTCTTGTTCAGATTGTTGATGATGAAAATCCACTGCCAATTGTTAACAACATGGCCCTCTTTATTCGTGGTAGCTCAAGAGCAATGTTTGAGAACGTGTATGCACTAACCAACAACTACTCACAGAACACGGCAACATCTGTAAACCTTCCTGCAAGCTCTGTATTCGCTAAAGATGCAATAGCCACTGATGACTCATTTAGAAAGTATGCAATGAGTGGAATTATCCAGTCATCATACCTATCTGGAATAAGCCCATCTGAGCCACCTGCCTATGATCTATACTTTGAAGAGTTTGGTACAATTATGCGAGAAGCTGCATATTTCAATGCCAGATACGACAAGGCCTATCCAGCACTATTTGCAAAGCTATCTCCTTCAGTAACAAAGCTAAAAGGTTTTACAGTTTCTGGTTTTATGGCAGGAGCTTACAAGGCAGAGTTCTTGATCTTCAATGCAACGGATAGCCTGCTTTCACTGGGAGAAAACGGTAACGACCTAAAGATTCAGGGTGTGACTTTTACTAATGAGTCAACTAACGAATACACTGTAGACGATTACTTCTCTAGAAGAAGTGACTTCTCTAAACCAGAAATCTTTAGTGGTGAGCTAATTGTTTCTCCAGAAAAAGAGCAGCAAAGATTCTATGACATTAAGACTAGTAGACTTGCATATGGTAAGAATGAATTCAGCATATCTCCAAAGTACTTGCAAACTGCAGATGATGCAGAGAGTCTGATGGGCTGGATGATTTCTAAAATAATGAAGCCACGCCTAGCTGTTGGGGTAAAGATATTCTCCAACCCAATGATCCAGCTTGGCGATATAGTTACTATAAATTACAAAGACCTAAGCGGAAATGATATAATTGCTTCAGAGTCATCCAGATTTGTTGTATATAACATGCAGCAAGATAGAGACTCTTCAGGACCATCAACGACACTATACTTGAGTGAGGTAGCCTAATGGTTAGCCCAATCCCACCAATGCCATCTACCCCTAGGGTTACAGGCAAGATTAGTGATGCCGTAAAGGCAGCTAGGCCAGACATTCTGCTAGAGAGTTCAGTGCTAGCTGTGCCAGTTATGTACTCATTGCTATTTGAGGATATCGCTGGTACTGAGCTTATCAGTATTGCTAGAAATGATACCGTAAATGGTCAGAACGTAGAATATAGCCCAATAAAAAACCTAGCCAGCCTTGGACTGAAGTATGGTCCACAAACACTAGTACCTGTACAAGGTTCAAGCAGAACAACCTTTGACAACTTTTCAATAAAACTTGAAAAGAAAATTCCAGATGCTGGCACTGGTCCATATGGCGAGGTCGTATATATTGAAGAAGATACTAGAAACTTGATAGTGAATGTCTATAACTTAGCAGAAGATGAAAGAGTTGAAGTTCAAATTCTTAGCCGTGGAGACATCTTAGATGATACAATATACTAAAGGAATTGATTTGAATGTTAACTAATACTGGCAAGAACATACTTGCAAAATACCTCATTGGGCAAACTCCTGCATACGCATCATACATTGCGTTTGGTTGTGGACCAGCTGCAATTGACGCTGACGGTGGATCTTTTGGAGACTACTCTGACAAGAAGAACTTAGACTTTGAGATGTTTCGTGCACCAATTGTTTCAAGGGGATACGTTACTGAAACAGATCAGGCAACAATAACTAACGCAGCTGGGAACGGTTCTGTTATTACATACACTGCAACAAACAACTTCAATGCTGGAGATACTGTTGACATTGTAGGGATAAACGTTGCTGGATATAACAAAACAAATGCCCTGATCGCAACAGCCACACCTTCACAGTTTACAGTTGTTGGAACAAACACAGGAACCTGGACCTCTGGTGGTGTTGCAACAAAGATTACCTCAAGCATAGTATTTACAGCACAGCTACCAACAGAAGAGCGATACGAAATTACTGAGATTGGCGTTTACTCTGCAGGCTCAAACCCATCAGCAGGAACATCAGACAGCAGAATTCTTTACTCATTTGGAGTTGGAGAAAACTGGGAATACCATCAGTCATCTGGAGCATCAACTCTAACAAAGTACTCTCAAACACTAGATAAGCTAGCAGACCTTACTGTACCAGATGGAGCTACTACTGGATCAATCAACGTACCAGACCTTGCCTTCCAGGCAAACTCAGACAACAGCATCTTTGACAGCTCTGTTAGAATTGGTAGAAATGAAAGGTCAAGATTCCTAAATAATACAGTTATTGTTAGAGGAGACGCATCTTCACTTACAGGCTCTGACTCAAGCATGGTAGTGTCCTCTGAAGATGGAACACACCTTCACCTTAACGGTATATCTCTTAACCTGGATAAGAACTCTGGACAGGATGAGCTAAGACTTGGCCTATCTGTAATCAACAAAGATGCTGATTCATCAAACCCAAGCGACGTAAAGGTCATTGTTGACTTCGTTTCTTCTGATGATATTACAGGATTGAACCAGCAGTACGCAAGAATGAGAACACACCTAACCTCAGTTGGAGACAACTTTAATAACAACAGATACTTTGTTGCCACTTCAAAGCTAGAGGATCTTGAGAAGTCTCAGGAATTTAGTTGGAGAAACGTTACAGCTATTAAAATATTCGTATCAATTCCTACTGCACAGATGGATATCACACACAAGCAAATAACTGACAACGTTGCAACCATGACATTTGCTACACCACATAGCTTTGGCGTTGGCGGAAGAGTTACAATATCAGATGTTGGCTCACCATACAATGGGGTAAAGAAAATCACAGCTGTTAGCACAGATAGACTAACCCTAAGCTTTGATGCTACTGGGGCAAACCTAGCTAAGACAGCCGTAAGCCCTGCAGGTCATGCCAATGGTTACTCAAGCAAATACTATGTTGGACTTGACTCAGTCAGAATTGAGAATACGACTACGGTGAATCCACTGTATGGCCTAGTCGGATATACTGTTGCTAAAACAACTGGTGGTCTTCCAATCATTAAGGAAACAAACACATCAAGCTTGCTAGAGTTTAGATTTGCAATGGATGTGATCTAATGGCAGATTCAAGCGTTAGAAAGGTGACTGTCCCCAGAGACAGTCTTCCACCAATCAATGCTGACAAGAATCACTATGTAGTTAGATTTAGAATCATATCTGAAGACTTGAACCGCACATCACACTGGTCTCCACAGTATCTGATTAATCCAACTGCCATAGATTTGACGGCAGCAGAAGACAGCAACATAGTTCTCACAAGCAATGGATCAATCATTACAGCACAATGGAACGTCAGTGATGCAGCAGTAGCCTTGTTCCAAAAGGAACCAAACCAGTCCGTAAACAATTATGACGTATACGTAGCATGGGGAACACAAACAGGAAGCACAGGAACCCTAGAGTACTTTGCAACTGTTGTTGGTAACTCAGCTATCATACCAGTACCACAGGGTAAGCTCTCTACAAGAGTTCTTGTTCAAACAATGACATATCCAAGAAAGGTATTACCATCAATGGCTGTCGCTGATTCAGGCGTATTTGACCTAGACTAGCCAGACGTGGTATAATAGAAGAACTATGGCACAAATTCCGCTACCAGAACGTGGTCAACCAATTGACCTAACATATATCTATCAGATTGCTGATGCAGTAAACACTCTGTCCAATCAGGTTGCTCCTTCAACAAACAAGTATGTAACTGTTGAAACTCCTCTAGATGGGAAGCAAAGTGTTTTGTCTTCTGGAGTAAAGATGAACGCAGCATACATTGAAGTCTACAACAACTCTTCAGTGCTAGCTGGATCAGAGCAGCCATTCTCATATCCATATCCTGCAGAATATAAGTTTGCACCTGTTGCAACAGCAACCCCAGTAAATGTTGGCGGTACAACAGCAGGTAAGGATATTACAGTAATCCTAAAGAGCGTTACCACATCTCGTGTAGATGGAATTGTAAAGTTTAACGCTTCAGGTGACGTTACTGTTGGTGTAAATCTAATTATTATTGGTATTCCAAACTAAGGTTATTTCTCATGGCGTATAGAACCAGAGAAGAATATAACGATGCCCCAGTAATTCCTGGTAATAAAAAGGTATGGTTCTTAAATGGAGACCTCGTAAGAGTTTATCATCTTAACAGATCAAATGGCATTATGTCTGTTTACAACATTACCAAAGATCAGATTGAAAGCTGTCTTATTAGTGATTTTAAAAAGAATCGTGAGAGAGCTTACACAGTTGGCGAAGCAGCAGACCTAGTTAATCGTCACAAGAAATATATGCCAAACCTTGTTCTTCGTGGAGTATTGCCAGAACCAACTGGATCCCAAAAGGGTGGAGCAAGAGGGTGGCAGGTAAGAAGTTACTACTCTGAGTCGCAAGTTAAAGAGCTTCGTGATATACTAGCTACCTACCATATTGGAAGACCAAGAGCTGACAAGCTTATTACAAATGATATAACTCCAACACGTCAAGAGTTGACAAGGCGTATGGGAGATGGTATACTGACTTATACAAGAACTGATGATGGAAGATTCATCCCAGTTTGGTCAGAATCTATTTAACCTTTGAAAGGGTATGAGAATGAATAGCGAAGAAACAAAGGTAAATGTTACACTGGGATATACACTTAACCTAGGAAACTTTCAGTCACTAAGGATTGATCTTGGTGTTGTAGACTCACGTCGTGATGGTGAAACTGTCAATGAGGCGTTTGAGCGTGTGTACAGCTTTGTAGAGCAGAAGCTCACAGAGAAAGTTAACGAATCTAAGTCTGAACTAGAGTAATGGCTGTAGAACGCAAAGACCGTATGGCTTTGCTTTCTCGCTATAGCAAGTTACATACTGCTAAGTATGAAGAAAAGCCATTATTAAATCTAAACGTAGAACAGTGGGCTGCAGATGCACTCATTGAATCTTACACTTTACCTTTTTGCTATGATCTGCTAGACTATTACTTTGAGACAGCAGAAAAGCCAGCATGGAAATACTTCGCAAACTATGCTGACAAGATTATTGATGCAAGAAATGATTATAAACGAGACATTAAGGAGAGAGCTGAGCGACGAAAGTTAGCTCAAGCGTGGTTAAATGAGTAATGTAGAAGCCAAATTAATATCAGCAGTCCTACAGGACAAGCAGGTGCACGTTCTATTGCAAGCCAATGTGGACGGACTTTTGCGTACCCACAACGATATCTGGCAGTTCATTCGCAACTATTCAGAGACTAATGGAACCACACCACCAACCTCACTTCTTGTAGACAAGTTTCGTGACTTCCAGCCTATTGATGGCGTTGGAGCTACCAAGTACCACCTAGAAGAGCTGCAGGTGGAGTATCTAAACGACAGCCTAAAAGACATCTTGCGAAACACAGCAAGCGAGGTCCAGGCAGGTCAGGGTGTAAAAGCACTTGAAGATATTATTACCAAGACCTCAGCACTAAAGAAGACTACCACTGTAATTCGTGACATTGATGCAACAGACATTGAAGATGCTGTAGCCTATTACGAGAACGTTAAGAGACAGAATGAGCTAGGCTCTATTGGAATCAAGACAGGTCTGGCAGGATTTGACAACTACCTACCTGCTGGAATTACTCCAGGACAGCTGGGTGTATTCCTAGCCTATCCAGGTATTGGTAAGTCATGGATGGCCCTATACTTTGCGGTACAGGCATGGAAGTCTGGAAAGTCACCACTAGTAATCTCTCTTGAAATGAGTGAGACAGAGGTTCGTAACCGTGTATTCACAATTATGGGTGAAGGTCTATGGTCACACCGTAAGCTTTCTGCAGGTGCTGTAGAGACAGACGATCTTCGTCGTTGGCACGCAAAAGAACTACAGGGTAAGCCAGAGTTCCACATCATCTCTAATGATGGTGGTGGAGAAGTAACGCCAAGCGTTATTAGAGGCAAGATTGATCAGTACAAGCCTGACCTAATCATCGTTGACTACCTACAGCTAATGAGTCCAAACCAGAAGTCAGAGAATGAGACTGTTCGTATGAAGAACCTTTCTCGTGAACTAAAGCTTATGGCTATCTCTGAGGAAATGCCAATCATCGCAATCTCTTCAGCGACCCCAGATGACGTTAACAAACTGGATACTGTTCCTACTCTAGGCCAGACTGCTTGGTCTCGCCAGATCGCTTATGACGCTGACTGGGTGCTAGCCTTGGGCCGTGCTACAAACTCAGATATCATTGAATGTGTATTCCGTAAGAACCGTAATGGCTTTATGGGTGAGTTTATCGTACAGGCAGACTTTGACAAGGGCTGGTACAAGTACAAGGACTTTGAAGATAAGTAGTATAATTGATTCATGACAAGCTTTCATCATAAGCCTATCAAAAGGTTTAACTTAAGTGGTGTGATCTACAATGATTCATTGATCATGAGGCTTAAGGATGAGTACATAAGACTGCTAGCATCAGAAATGAGACTATCAGGATATGTTCAAAGATTAGATATTGACACAGACTTTACAATAGAGTATAATGAAAAAGCAGAAACATTTCAATTTGAATTATCAATATATGGAATATACACAGGAAAGAAACAGGCAGAGTGGATACAAGGAATAGACGGAGTTACGGTAATACCTATTCACCAGAACAAGTCAAAAGAGTTCTCACAGGAGCAGGTATAGATATAGTCTCTGAGATTGACTCTGACTTCATTATCTTTTGCCCATATCACAACAACTCTCGCTCACCAGCTGGAGAAGTTGACAAGTTAAACGGAACATTCTTTTGCTTTTCCTGTCAAAAAGTTGCAGACCTTATTGAGTTTGTTATGCACACATCTGCACGTTCATACTTTGAATCAGTTCGCTATGTAAAGTCTAAAGAGACTGAGACTGATCTTTCCAGAGACATTGAGCAAAAGCTGCACAAGAAGGCAGAGTTTATCCAGTATGATCAGGTGCTAATCAAGAGACTAAACCAGCAAGCCATGGAGTCTCCACGTGCTATGCGTTACTACTCTGGCAGACTAATCACAGAAGATTCTGTCAAGAAGTTTGCACTTGGCTTCTCTGAGAAGCAGGACATGGTCACAATCCCAGTTCACTCACCAGATGGTATGGAGATTGGCTTTGTTGGTCGCTCAATTGAGGGCAAAGAGTTTAAAAACACCCCAGGGCTGCCAAAGAGTAAGACCCTATTCAATCTTAACCGTGTTAGAACATCTAGCAAGGTTTATGTGGTAGAATCTTCTTTTGATGCTATTCGCTTAGACCAGTGTGGTTTCCCAGCGGTAGCTACATTGGGTGCTAACGTATCCAATATACAAACAGACCTACTACAAAAATACTTCAATAATGTTATAGTTATTGCAGATAATGATGAAGCAGGCGGTAACATGAAAGACAAGATTATTGAACGTCTTGGATCTCGTGTATCCGTTATCAAATTAGATAAAGAATACAAGGATATTGGCGATATGCCAGATGAAGCAATCAAGAGTCTTGACGAATCATTTGACAAGTCTATCGCTAGTATGCTACAATAATTAACCAAGATAAAAACAAGGAGAAATCATGAGCGTAATTAAAGGGCTAAAAGATATCAGTGCACTACTTGATAAGCCAAAGTATGAGAACACAGGACAGAAGGTTCGTTGGGTAAAACTAGCTGACGGACAGTCTGCAAAGATTCGTTTTATTGAAGAGCTGGACCAGGATTCAGCAAGCTACTCAGAGGCACGTGGCCTATCTGTAGTTATTTCAGAGCACACCAACCCAAAGGACTACAAGCGTAAGGCTGCTTGTACCATTGACTCAGAGGGTCGTTGCTACGGTTGTGAGATGGCTCGTAAGGAGCCTAAGTCAGGATGGCGTTCACGTCTACGCTTCTACTGTAACGTAGTAATTGATGATGGTACTGAAGATCCATATGTTGCTGTATGGTCGCAGGGCATCTCAAAGCAGTCTGCATTCAATACTATTCGTGAGTATGCACTTGAGACTGGAGCAATCTCAAACCTTGAGTGGAAGATTAAGCGTAATGGTCAGGGAACTGAAACCAGCTACACCTTGCTTCCAACCAAGCCAGACTCAGAGCCATTCGCCTGGACTGGTATTGAGACATTCAATCTAGAGAAGGTTGTCCGTGAAGTAGTATATGCTGAGCAGGAAAACTTCTACTTTGGTTTTGATGCTCCATCAATTACCTCAAGCAACACTGACTGGTAATAACTAAGCTTGTGGGGGTATCTATAAATGGTACCCCCATTTGCTTTACACGTATTGACAACGTGTCAAAAATATGTCATAATCTTTACACAACATAAAAACTAACAAAGGAACTTAATGAGTTACGCTGGCCTACACGTCCACACACACTACTCGCTATTTGATGGAATTGCCACACCACAGGAATATGTGGATCGTGCCGTACAGCTGGGAATGCCAGCTATTGCAATCACAGACCACGGTTCGCTATCTGGCCACCGTGAGATGTATCGTACTGCCAAGGAAGCAGGCATCAAGCCTATTCTTGGAATTGAGGGGTACATTACTAAGGATCGCTTCAATCATGAAGATAAGAAAGAAAAGAAAGATCTCTTAGACCTTAACTATAACCACCTTATTATTCTTGCAAAGAATGCCAAGGGACTAGAGAACCTAAACAAGCTTAATGAACTTGCTTGGACAGAGGGGTTCTACAAGAAGCCACGTATGGACTGGCAGATTCTAGAGCAGTACAAAGAGGGCCTAATCATTACCTCTGGCTGCCTATCAGGATTTCTAGCAAAGGCAATTGAGGCAGACAACCTTGCAGTTGCTAAGGAACATATTCAGTGGGCCAAGAAGACTTTTGGCGACGACTACTACATTGAGGTCATGCCACACAATCCACCAGAAGTAAATAAGCTATTGCTTGACTTGGCTGATGAGTTTGGGGTAGTGCCTGTAGTAACTCCAGACTGTCACCATGCAGATACATCTCAGAAAGAGATTCAAGAACTAAAGCTAATCCTAAACTCTTACTCTAATAAGACTCTTAATGATGTTTCATATCAGGAATCAACCCAGTATGATACCCTCATGGAGCGTCTAGATTACCTATATGGTGCAGACCGCCAGATGTCCTTTAACAAGTTTGATATTCACCTACTCTCTGATGAAGAGATGCATAACGCCATGAAGGCTCAGGGTATTGATCGTGAAGACATGTACCAGGCTACCCTAGATATCGTAGATAAGATTGAAGACTACGACATCCAGGACTATCAGGACCTACTACCTGTTCAGTACCAGGATCCAGATGGAGAGCTTTACAGTCTTGCAATTGCTGGTCTAAAGGCTAAGGGTCTTGCAGACAATCAAGAGTATCTAGACCGCTTGGATGTAGAGCTTAAGATCATTAAGGATAAAAACTTTGGTCCATACTTCCTAGTTGTACGCTCTATGATTGCGTGGGCTAAGAAGGAAGGCATCATGGTTGGTCCTGGTCGTGGTTCTGCTGCTGGCTCATTGCTATGCTATGCTCTAGAGATTACAGACATTGACCCTATCGTTCATGGCTTGCTGTTCTTCCGCTTTATTAATCCAGAGCGTGCAGACTTCCCAGATATTGATACAGACATTCAGGACTCACGTCGTGAAGAGGTTAAGGACTATCTAGTTCGCCAGTATCGTCACGTTGCGTCTATCGCCACCTTCCTTGAGTTCAAGGGTAAGGGTATGGTGCGAGACATTGCTCGTGTTCTAAACATTCCACTACCAGACGTTAACAAGGTACTTAAGCTTGTAGATGACTGGGATGACTACTGTAACTCAAAGCAGACTGAGGACTTCCGTGAGAAGTATCCAGAGATTGAGGTTTATGGGGAACTTCTACGTGGTCGTATCCGTGGTACTGGTATCCACGCTGCAGGTGTTGTAACTTCTAAGGAGCCTATCTTTAAGTATGCTCCACTAGAAACTCGCACGGCACCAGGAACTAAGGAACGTATTCCAGTAGTAGCAGTAGACATGGCAGAAGCAGAGCGTATTGGTCTTATTAAGATTGATGCACTTGGTCTAAAGACCTTGTCTGTTATTCAGGATACTCTAAAGATTATTGAGGACCGTGCTGGAGAGCAGATTGACCTGCACAAGATCAATATGGAAGATGCAAACATCTACCGCATGCTTTCTGATGGGTATACCAAGGGCGTATTCCAATGTGAAGCCACACCATATACAAACCTATTGATTAAGATGGGTGTAAAGAACTTTGCAGAGCTTGCTGCATCTAACGCTCTGGTTCGCCCAGGTGCCATGAATACAATTGGTAAGGACTATATTGCTCGTAAGCATGGTAAGCAAAACATCAGCTACCACCACCAGCTAATGAAGTCATTCACCATTGACACCTATGGATGTGTTCTGTACCAGGAACAGGTTATGTTGGCCTGTACAGAACTTGGCGGTATGACCATGGTTGAAGCGGACAAGGTTCGTAAGATCATTGGTAAGAAGAAGGATGCCAAGGAGTTTGACCAGTTTAAGGATAAGTTCGTCAAGGGAGCATCTCAGCATGTACGCCCAGAGGTCGCAGAAGAGCTGTGGCACGACTTTGAGGCACACGCTGGATACTCTTTCAATAAGTCACATGCCGTGGCCTACTCAACGCTCTCATACTGGACAGCATGGTTGAAGTATAACTATCCTATTGAGTTTATGTACTCATTGCTAAAGAATGAAAGCGACAAGGATGCTCGTACTGAGTATCTAATTGAAGCCAAGCGTATGGGTATCCCAATCCGTTTGCCACACATCAATGAGTCAGACATTGACTTCAAGATTGAGGT